CACAAATAATAACAATACGATTAATAATAATAGCCACAACAAAACATTTAATCTTCAAATTTTCTTAAACGACACGTGTAAGAATGCGATGAATTTGACTGATTTTGTTAGTTCTCTCCAAATTGATTTAAAAGACCTGGAAAGTGTTGGGGAATTGGGATTCGTCAATGGCCTTTCCAAACTAATAATTAATGGTTTGAATGATTTAGAAGAATGTGAAAGACCGGTTCATTGTAGTGATTTGAAGAGAGAAAGTATGTATGTCAAGGATGATAACAAATGGGAAAAAGAAGATGCCGATAACACCAAAATGAAAAAGGCTTTGAAACAAATAGCTCATAAGAATATTAAAATGCTTCCTATTTGGAAAACAAAAAACCCAGACTGCAAGCGAAGTGAATCTCTTTTAAGCGACATGTACAGCCATTTGGTAATCGAGGCGATGGGTGGTTCCGGCGATAACGACGAGGAGAAGGCTAATAAAATAATCCGGAAAATTGCCAAAGAAGTCACTATTAAAAAACAAATTTAGAAGATTTTTAAGACAAATACGAATTCGATGCCAACGGGCCTTCTTCATCGAACGACCCGGACAAAGAATATTGTTTTCGGTAGGAAGGCATGCCCTTTAGTCCGGCAGGTTTGTAACGATCATCGAATAATTTCCGGCTTAGATTAAATTGTGCGTCCCAAGTATTTATGCCTCTATAAGGAGACATTGATTTTTCGTATTTGTCTGCCGTGATTAGTCTAGCACGGGAACCAATATCTGACGTCAGCTCCGAATAATTAGGAGTCATTGCGGTGGACAATTTACCGGAATCATTTTCTCCCATTACTTCTTGGGTGGGTTTGCTCTCGCCAGTGCCGGTGGAAGGTTGTTCGCATCCAGGACAATCAATGTCTGCCATGCATTGTTGGCCAGTTATGGAGCATCTATTAGGAGGACCGCACATATTTTTACAACTGACCGTTGTATTCAGTGGCATACTGACTGTGTGGGTGGTGGTATCCTCTTCTTTAATATTTGAAACCATTCCTTCTTTATAGTAAACATAGTTATTCGTGGATAAGTAATGAATCCATCTAAATATTAGAACGAATAATAGGAAGCTAATAATTAAAGCAATTTGAATAGTATAAGCATGGCTTTTGTCCATAGAATTTAACTTAATATATAATATAAGCAGTATATATTAAATTTTAAAAAAAATCATCTTTAGTAAATTTTTCGATACAATATTTTATGTATATATTAAAACAGAAATCTATACAATAAAAAATGTCTGATACTTCTGCGATTGATGATAAAAGTGGTTCTTCTAATTCCGAAACCAATAACGAAAAGTTAAAAAAATTTGGCCAGTATATTAGTACTATACTTGTGCCCTTGATATATTGTGTGTTTTCCGGGTTTGTACTTTTTAGTTGTAAGGTGGGTCAATCTGACATGTTGCCAAAAGAAAATTGTTTTCCCTTTACCACTAACAGTGGTACATTTGAACCATCGGAAGATGGAAAAGTAACGTTAGACATTTTTACAAGTGGCGGGTTATTGACCCCAACCTCGTCTGAAAAGTTTCATTTGGATTACGCAGACAACAAATATTATCAACTGTTTGAAAAGTTATTGGCTTATAAGAAAGACGAGAATTCAAGTGTAGTTGGGAACTATGCGGCAGATATAATTATTGATAACTTGATGTTTCATATGACCTTCTTGGGATTGTATTTCAGTTTTTTAAATCAAATTCCCGAAATACTTATTTTAATTGTGGGACCAGTGGTTACTTTTTTTGTTCTTTTTGTGGTCATGGTACTACTTGGGGTTTTTAACTCGATGTACTCGTGGGTTTCTAATATGAAGTGGTTTTTTAAAGAACGGGTTAAGGAACAATGGCAAGACACGTCGTGGTTTTCCTTTACTCCATGGCTACTTTTGTCTGTATTTGGTATTGTATTCTTCTTTGGCTTATTCACGGGGCTATTCATTTTATTGTCTTTTTTCTCGATGTGCTCTGCCATGATAACTATATTGTATTTTAACGCAAGTATTACAGAAGTAAGCATTACAAAAGACAAGGACGGAAAAGAAACCAGTCGAAAAGAAAATAAAGTTCCTATTACGCCTCTAAAGACGTTTCAAAAGATAGCAACGGTCTACAAATTTACAATTGCCACCATCATGTGTCTGATTTTATTCACTATAATGGCAACTATTTTTGAACCAATGGTATTGATTCCACCAGCAATCCTAATAGGTCTTGTTGGGTTCGGTAAAATTTTTACTATATTTACACCAACCGAAGACCCGAATTTATCTCCGTTAACCAAATTAGGTTCCAAACAAGTTATACGAAAATGTAGCAAGGGAGGCAGCGGAGATGTTGAGCTTACTACACAAATGGGTGGAAAACGACTTGTCCAAGAGATTAAACGAGTGGGGTCGAAGTTTAAAAAAAGGAAATAACCTTTTTCGGTTATATTACTTAAAAACTTTATAATACTATTGTTCAAATGAACTTTAAAATGAAAAAACAACCGTTTATAAGTATTTGTACTCCTACTTTTAATAGAAGACCCTTTATTAAATATATGCTAATGTGCTTTGAAAATCAAACTTACCCAAAACATTTGATGGAATGGATCATCATCGACGATGGAACCGACAAAATCGAAGACTTGGTCACTCATATACCTCAAATTAAGTATTTTAAATATGATGCGAAAATGACGTTGGGCCGCAAGAGAAATTTGGCCCATGAAAAGGCCCGCGGGGACATTATCGTTTATATGGACGACGATGATTATTATCCCCCAGAGAGAGTAAGTCATGCGGTGGAGGTGCTGCGTTCCAATCCACAGGCGTTGTGTGCCGGGTCCAGTGAGATGCACGTTTACTTTAAACATATTCGCCAAATGTATCGGTTTGGACCTTATGGGCCGAATCACTCGACTGCGGCCACGTTTGCGTTTCGCAGAGAATTGTTACGCATGACTCGTTTTGAAGACAATGCGTCCGTGGCGGAAGAACGTTTTTTCTTAAAAGAGTATACCATTCCATTTGCTCAATTGGACCCGATGAAATCTATTCTGGTTTTCTCTCATGACCATAACTCATTTGATAAGAAAATATTATTGGAATCGCCAAATCAGTTTATGGGCGTTTCTGATAAGACGGTTGAGCAGTTTATAAAGGAGGAGCCGCTAAGAACCTTTTTTATGGAAAAGGTGGACGAACTTTTAAAAGACTACGAACCAGGTAGACCAGAACACAAGCCCGAAGTTCTTCAACAAATTGAAGATTTAAAGGAAAAACGTGCAGCCATGATGGAAGAGTATCAAAAACAACAACAGTTAGAACAACACCAACAGATTATACGTAAAATGAATGACATGACTGTTTTAGTACAAGAATTAACTACCGAAAATAACTTGCTGAAAAATAAGAATAAGTACTTGGAAGACAAAATGTCCTCCGTCATAAAGTCTCAGATACAAGAGAGAAAAAATAAAGATTACATTAATAATTCAAAAATATAAAATAAAGACCAAATATATATATATTATGTGTTGGAATACTGAGGTTTCGTTAAATACATTTATCTTTAGTTTATTTGCGACCTTATTTGCTTACTTTAATAACGTGATTGGCGGAATGGAAAGTTTATACTTTTTTTCATTTATGTCGATGCAATTATTGGAATATTTTACTTGGAAAAATTTGAAGGATCGTAAAATGAATACGTTTTTATCAAAAGTAGGATTATTTTTAATATTTATCCAAATTCCATTGTTCATATTACATAAGTCTAACGTCCCGTCACACATAAAAATGGAATTGGTTATTTTGTATTTAATGTTTTCACTGTTTGTGAAATTACACTATTCAATTGACTTTTCCATGAACAAAGCCTCTAATGGACATTTGGCTTGGAATTGGTTAAACTTTCCCGGGCACATTATTATAATTTACCTTTCTTTTATTTTAGGTCTACTATTTTATGAAAAAGAATATTTCAAATTTATTGTCTATTTTGTAGTAATATTTGCCATTTATTACACATATGACAAAACGAATACCTGGGGGTCCCTTTGGTGCTGGATATCGAATGTACTTGCTTTAAAGTTAATATGTCAAGTGTTTTTAAAATCAACTTTGCCAAATTGTTTGTTATTCGATAAAAACTCTAAATAGTTTGTCCAAAATGTAATATAAAGGGAAGCAAACAGTAGTAAATATTAAAACATAAGTAATTTAATATTTAAAAATGGAATTCGAACGTGATTTATTTGAACAGAATCAGTACCAACCTAATAGCACTCTGGGCCAGTTTAAAAAGTTAAACAAGTCATGCCACATATTACACAGGAAAAATAAAGACATTATGGTTTATGCGACAAGTTCACAAGGGTCTAATATTAAAAATGCGGAAACGGGCGAGTTCTCAAGAGGTGTTGTTGGTACATTGGACGAGGATTTGTTTTACAAAATCATTATTGCGACGGGGGAGAATGCGGCGGGTCCATTAACATTGTTTTACAATTCGCCGTATAATTACGAAAAACACCAGGGGGTAGAAGTTAGTGAAGACGCAAAGTTTAGGTGGAGACTAAAACAATTGGCATTATGTGGAGACTAAAAACAATTGGCATATTAAAGCTACGCACCCCGGAGGTAAATAAATTATATTATTCTTCGACCAAAGATTCGACGCCAATCAAATCCATGAGGTCCTCTTCAATTATTGTTTCCGCTTCATCGTCGCAATCGGCCTTGGTGTATTTATCCAAGTATCGGTATATTCGATTAATATCCAACTTATTAATTTCATAGTTTTCAAACAATAATGCCATGGCCGTGTCATCATATTTATTTCTAATTTCTGAAAAGAATGAGAATATATCTTTTTTATCCATACCAAGCAGTTGACACAAATTTTGAATAAAAATATAATTGTTAAATTCCGTAGAATATTTAGTTAGTACTTTGGTGAATCGAATGTCTGCCGGATTGCTTTTGTATTTGCTACTAGTAAAATATTCATGATATAATTTATTGTTTTTAAACGTTTTAATGAGAGAGCTCATTTCATTGAATTGCCATATTTGTTTTTGAAATGTAATGCGATCAATGTAGTCGGCAAAGCACATATTGTCAAGCTGCTTAATATAAAAAGGAATGGAGTCCGCTTTACTCATTTTACCAAACACGTCAATGATATTCTCATGCCACAAGAGCCCAACAATTGTTCGGTCTGTTTCATTCATGACAATGTGATGTTTATCCATACCGTAATTCGTGTTAATCAGTTTGCTAGTAATTTTCTTTGTGTCGTCATTGTACGATTTTAGTTGACACACATTGTCAATGATATTATCATAAAAAATGTCTGGGGACTTTTTATAAATTTCGTAAAATCTTGTTAATTTTCGAATATCTCCTTGAACGTAGTGAACCAATTTGGTTCTTATTTTATCTTCTATGGTTGGAATAAGTTTATCAATAATAAGAGAGATTTGAGATACCGTAGGCGTTTGGAGCTCAATCACGTTACATACTTTCATTAACTCTTTAATTTTCTTGTCAATATGATAATTTCCTATACAAATAATGGGATTCATCGTTACTTCTTCCAATTTTTGTTTTTTCGTTTTTTTAGGTCGTATCAGCTTAATAAGTGTGTTAATACCACCTTTGTCGCCGTTGTTCATTCCGTCGATTTCGTCCATAATAATAGCTATTTTTTTTACCTGATTGTTAAATAAACTCATAATATTTTTATCCGACATATTATGTTTTGTAATGTTCTCAATGATGGACTTGTTTCGAATATCTCCCGCATCATATTTAATAACATCGTAATTTAACTTATTTAAAATATCGATTACAAAACGTGTTTTGCCTGAGCCAGGGTCGCCGTAAATATAAATACCCTTCTTAAATAACAAATTATTCTTATTAAGTTCAAAGTTTTTTAAAATACTTATTATTTGTAATTCTTTTTCTTCACGTTGGAAGATTTGATTAAAATCTATGGTTTCCATTTTACATTTCTAGTTGTCTTCTTTTTATGTTGATTTTGACATAAACCTAGTTTTTTTAAGAAATCATTCAGCGTTTTCCAACACTTTGGTGCGTCATGCTGTAAACAATAAGCTTTAATAAAACAGAGGTAACTAGCG